TTTGATACATTACAAGCACAGGCTTTTAGAGCTGGCATTAAAACAAGAACAGATCAATCTAAGAATTGGTTTCGTAAAAATGTCGCTAAACTAGGTGATGTAGATCGTCGCAGTCTTTTAAAAGATGATGCACTTGATCCTACAACAAAAGAAATAGCTGGTAATATGTACATGTATTTTTATGATCCGAAACATAAAGCTACATTGCCATATTATGATCGGTTCCCATTAATTATTATGGTTGAGCCAGCACCAGGTGGTTTCTATGGATTAAATTTACATTACCTAGCACCAGGTGTAAGAGCAAGATTTTTAGATGAGTTAATGAAGACTGCACCGAAAAAAGTTGGTGAAAATTCTCGTCTTACAAAGATGCGATATGATTTGTTAAAAGGTGTAAAAAAATATAAAGAGTTTCAACCTTGTTTTAAACATTATTTAACAAGTCAAATAAAAGGTAGAATGGTAAGAGTTCCGATGACTGAATGGGAAATAGCAATCTTCTTACCAACAGAACAATTTAAGAAAGTTAAAGCAGAAACAGTTTGGAGATATTCTCGCAAACAATATACAGGTAAATAAGAATGGCAAAATCAATAGACGATTTTAAAGCTACAGTTACTAAAAGGCAAGGTCTTGCAAAGACTAATCGGTTTTTAACGATTTTTACTCCGCCTACTCAAGCATTGGTAAATCTAAATCCAATGGATATTGTTGGTCGATTTGCTAATAGTACTTTTAATGCTAAGAGTCTTATAAGTGATCCAAGAGATATTGCATTTCTTACAGAATCGGCACAGTTACCTGGTCGTAATCTTAATACATTGGATTTTTCTGCAGAAAAAGAAACATTGAAATTACCTAATGGATTTATTGATGATGATGTCACAATGACATTTTATGTAACAAACGATTATTATATGAAGGATATGATGGAAACTTGGATGTCATCAATTGTTGATACAGAAAATTATACACTAGGTTATAAAAAAAATTATCAAACAGATATTGTAATACAACAATTAAACAGCTTTGATAGAAATGTATACGGTGTTAGATTAATTAATGCGTATCCAATAGCAATAGGAGCACTAGCTCTAAATAACGAATCCGAGAATGCATTTCAAAGATTACAAGTAACATTTGCATATGATAGATATGTACCAGAAAATTTTATACAATCATCTATCTCGGGTTTAATATCAGCAATACCGAATGAAGCACTGAGATTATTGCCAGATAGCGTATCAAATGGTTTGAAGGGGTTTAAGAAAGTTAGTTCATTATTTTAATATTATTAGGAGAATATTATGGCTTTACCAACGTTGAATGCTGCGAAGTATAGAACAGTCATTCCATCACTAAATAGGGAAGTTGAATACAGACCTTATTTAGTTAAAGAAGAAAAGATCTTGATGATTGCAATGGAATCAAAAGATCAAGGGCAAATATTAAGAGCTCTAAAAGATGTGATCAAAGCATGCGTGTTTGATGATATCGATGTAAATAAATTAGCAATGTTTGATTTAGAAGCTTTGTTTCTAAAATTAAGAGGAAAGTCTGTTGGCGAAACAACAGAAATAAAAATTAAATGCTCACAGTGTGAAGCAGAAAATCATCAGGAAATTAATTTTGAAGAAATTAATATGCCAGTTGTAACAAACCAGAATAATGTTATTGCTTTGACAGATGATGTAGGTGTTACATTAAAATATCCATCAGTCGGAGGATTAGAACAGCAAGATCAAAAAGCAAGTAATGTTGATCAGGCAATGAATATGATTGTTGACTGTATTGAATCAATATATGATGCAAATAGTGTGTATTCAGCAAGAGACGAAGGACCTAAGGCGGTTAAAGATTTTGTCGATTCTTTAAATAGTGCTCAGTTTAAGAAATTAACAGCGTACTTTGAAGAAATGCCAGCAGTAACATATGATATGAATTTTAATTGTATTAAATGTGGTGAAACAAATGAGATGGAGTTGAGAGGCTTCGACAATTTTTTTGGTTAGGCCTCTCTCACGATACCTTATATAACCACTATAAGACAAACTTTGCGATGATGCAACACCATAAGTATAGTCTCACGGAATTAGACAATATGATGCCGTGGGAACGTGAGATATATGTTGCACTATTACAAGAACATATTAAAGAAGAAAATGAAAGACGTAAAGCAGAACAAGCAAGGAGTAAATAATGTCTGAAGAAGAAAAAGTATTCCATCCAGCCGATACAAATGGTGATGGTAAAGTAAGTGCGGCTGAAGAGGCGTTATACCTCGAGTTTAAACGCAAGGAATTAGAAGATGCTGATGCTATGCGTGATGCTCAACGTAACATGACATGGTTTGCGTTAGGTGGATTATTATTATATCCATTCGCTGTTGTTCTTGCATCACTCGCTGGTTTAGATCAAGCACAAGATACATTAGGAGATATGGCACCAACATATTTTGTAGCTGTTGCTGGTATCGTTGCTGCATTCTTCGGTACACAAGCAATGAAAGGTAAGAAATAATGGATCCGGTAAACGCATGGGAAACGCTATCATACTTTGACGGTATTTTATTTACTGTCTGGTTAGGTATTTTATATTATGGTAAAAATTTAATCGACGATTGGTTCGGAAAATAATTACTAGGTAACGAGTTATGGCTGAAGAAAATAATCCAATAGAAGGCATTGCGTTAAGTATGAAGCAATTAGCAGCAGGCTTTGGTGGAAGAGACTTGAAAGAAGGTGCTTCTAGCGGAGTTGCAATTGCAGAATTAGCTAAAGAAATTGCAGAGCAAAATAAAATTGCTCAAGACAAAAAGACTGATGAAGAAAGAAATCAGTTATTAATGAATCTTGTGACATCGACTGAAAGAGGCGATAAGGAAGGGGAACAAAATTCATTAGAGCTAAGATCACGATTTATTGAATCGCAAGAAAGATTACAAGCTGCAATTGAATCTGGCAATCAAAATCAAATCGATTTAGAAACTTCTAATCAGGAAAGTATCTTAGCTGGTGCCGAAACAGAAGAGAATCGTCGAGAAGCTGTTAAGATGGCTGATAAACAGTCTGGTTTACTGAGTAAAATATCAGGTGGTATTAGCGGATTAACTGGTTTTCTAAAAGATAATGCTGTTGCTATTGGAGGTGGTTTATTAGCTGGCCTTGCGCTTTTTGCACCAGAGCTTATGGAAAAATTAATAAAACGTTTTACTGCAGTATTATCAACCGCGTTGGATATCGTAAAGAAATTATTAGATGGTGATGTTAACGGTGCTCTTAAAGCTTTTGGTACAGAATGGAAAACATTTACAGGTGCATTTATTTTCTTCTTTGGTGGTAAAATTATAAGAGGTTTGAAGGCAGC